GCCCGGAGCACAACCGCAAAGTGGGCGGCGTCCCCAACAGCTACCACCTGGAAGGACTCGCCGCCGACATTCGGGTGCCGTCATCGGAGCGGCGCTTCCTGCTGGTCCGGGCGGCGATTCAGGCCGGGTTCACCAGGATCGGCGTTTATGAGAACTTCGTGCACCTGGACTTGGGACCTAGTCCGGCGCCGGCCATGTGGCTGGGTGTGGCAAAAACGTAACACAGGAAAGCCCAGGGGGACGGGAATGCTCTTCGAGCTTAGCACGAGCCGTGCCAATCGCGGGTCCTTCCTGGACGAAAAAGTATGCGGGGGGCGGGAGCGCGGCGTTTCGCTAGCGTCTAATCGAGAAAGCAGGTTGCCAGTTGCCGCGGTAAGGGTGACGGGGCTACGATAAGTGTTTTAGCGTAAATCATGGGTCTGTCGATACGAGCTTATGCCAGACACCGCGGCGTCTCGCATACTGCGGTGAAAAAGGCGATTGATAGCGGGCGCATCACGCTTGAGCCGGACGGCACGATCGACCCGGCCCGCGCAGACATTGAGTGGGCGCAAAACACCGCGCCGCGCAGGTCTTCCGCCCGCAAGACCGCTGCTGCGCCATCGCCACAAGAAAGTGGCGAACCGGTCGCGCTGCCGCTGTCTCCGGGCGACACAACGCTCGTGCAGGCGCGCACGTTCAACGAGATGGTCAAGGCGCAGATCAACGAGGTGCGCCTCGCCCACCTCAAGGGCGAGCTGGTCGATCGCAACCAGGCAATCGCACACGTATTCAAACTCGCGCGCGCCGAGCGTGATGCATGGCTAAACTGGCCTGCGCGGATTTCGGCGCAGTTGGCGTCCAGGCTCGGCGTGGATGCACACGCTTTGCACGTTGCACTGGAGGAGGCGGTGCGCGAGCACCTCGCCGAACTCGGGGATGGACATGATTCCCTCCCACGATAAAGCCTCCGACTTCAGTCGAGGGTTGTTTACGTATGAAGGTTCCGATGCCATCGAGCGCGCTTGGCGCGAGGGTCTAACTCCGGACCCGATGCTTACTGTATCCGAGTGGGCGGATCGTTATCGGGTGTTGTCTAGTAAGGCGTCGAGCGAGCCTGGCCGCTGGCGCACCAGCCGCACGCCGTACCTCAAGGAGATCATGGACTGCCTGTCGCCGTCCTCGCCCATTGAGCGCGTGGTGTTCATGAAGGGTGCGCAGATTGGCGCGACAGAGGCCGGCTCGAACTGGATCGGCTACGTGATCCACCACGCGCCTGGGCCGATGATGGTGGTGTGGCCCACGGTCGAGATGGCAAAGCGTAACTCCAAGCAGCGAATCGACCCGCTGATCGATGAAACACCTGTGCTTCGCGAACTCATCGCTCCGGCGAGAAGCCGTGACTCGGGCAACACCGTCCTCGCCAAAGAGTTTCGTGGCGGCGTGCTGGTTATGACCGGCGCGAACAGCGCAGTTGGCCTGCGCTCGATGCCTGTGCGCTATCTGTTCCTCGATGAGGTGGATGGTTACCCGCTCGACGTGGAGGGCGAAGGCGATGCAATCGCGCTTGCCGAGGCGCGCACGCGCACCTTTTCGCGGCGCAAGATATTCATCGTTTCGACGCCGAAGATCGCTGGCGCCTCGGCTATCGAACGTGAGTACGAGGCATCTGATCAGCGCCGCTACTTCGTGCCATGCCCGCATTGCGAGCACATGCAGTGGCTGCGCTTCGATCGGCTGCGCTGGGAGCGTGGTAAGCCTAAGACGGCGGTCTATGTGTGCGAGTCGTGTGATACACCAATTGCCGAGCACCACAAGACCTGGATGCTTGAGCACGGGGAGTGGCGCGCAATGGCACCGGAGAACGGAGGCAAAACCGCAGGTTTTCACCTGTCATCGCTCTACAGTCCGGTTGGCTGGCGTAGCTGGCGAGACATAGCAGCCAGCTGGGAAAACGCCGTGGACAAGAGAACCGGCTCGGCTGCTGCGATCAAGACATTCAAGAACACAGAGCTTGGCGAGACATGGGTAGAAGAAGGGGAGGCGCCAGACTGGCAGCGCCTGCTGGAGCGGCGTGAGGACTATCCTATGGGCACCGTTCCAATGGGCGGGCTCTTGCTCGTCGCGGGTGCTGACGTGCAAAAGGATCGCATCGAGGTATCCGTCTGGGCCTACGGGCGCGGCAAGGAAGCCTGGCTCGTCGAGCACCGCGTGCTGATGGGCGACACCGCGCGGGATACGGTGTGGAAGGCGCTTGGCGGGATGCTCGCCGAGACATGGACGCACGAATCTGGTGCGAAGATGCCGCTGGCGCGCATGGCGGTGGATACCGGCTTTGCGACACAGGAGGCCTACGCGTTCGTGCGCTCATGCCGCGATAGTCGGGTCATGGCGGTCAAGGGCGTGCCCCGTGGGGCGGCGCTGATCGGCACGCCGACGGCGGTGGATGTAACAAAGGACGGTCGGAAGCTGCGGCGCGGCGTAAAGGTGTTTTCGGTCGCCGTCGGTATTGCTAAGCTAGAGTTTTACAACAACCTGCGCAAGAGCGCGGATGTGGCCGATGATGGTGTTACAATTAGTTATCCCGCAGGCTTTATACACCTGCCAAAAATTGATGTAGAATTAGTGAAACAACTGTGCGCCGAGCAACTGATTACCCGCCGCGACCGCAACGGATTCCCGGTGCGCGAGTGGCAGAAGATGCGCGAGAGAAACGAAGCGCTCGATTGCTATGTGTATGCACGCGCTGCGGCAAGTGCCGCAGGTCTCGACCGCTTCGAGGAACGGCACTGGCGCGAACTGGAGCGGCAACTTGGGCTGTCGCAGCCACGCGGCACAGATTCGCAGAACGAACAACCAGCCGAGGCTGCTCAACGCGGCGGCATTGGTGTTTCTGGCAACCGCAACACCGGTCGACGTGTGATCAAGAGCCGTTGGATGAGTTGAGCCATGACGCTTGAAGCTCGTATCGAAACGATGGAAGTGCGCATCCGCGAGGAATCAGGTGCCGCCTGGCGAAGGTGTGGTATTGATTATCCGCTGCGTTGTGCTAATATTTGATTGGGGGTTGAACATGGCCTACACTATCGAACATCTCGAAGCCCTTGAGGCCGCCTTGGTGCGAGGCGAGCGGCGTGTCACATTCGGTGACAAGACTGTAGAATATCGTTCCATAGAAGAACTCAAGGATGCCATTCGCGAGGTCAAGCGTCAAATCGACCGTCTCGACGGACAAACGCCAAAGGCGCCGCGCCAGATTCGTGTGACAACGTGTAAGGGATTCTGATGGGTTGGTTTGAAGCAATTAAACGTCGCCTCTTCGGCAGCACGCCGGTCTACGACGGTGTAGGCGGAGGTCGGCGCTCGCTTGCCTGGCAGGTCGGCAATCCCGGGGCGGTCGCGGCGCTTGCTTTAACGCAAGACGAACTGCGCGCCAAGAGCCGCGACATCGTGCGGCGCAATGCATGGGCCGCCGCTGGCGTCGATGCCTTCGTTGCCAACGCTATCGGCACCGGTATCAAGCCGCAAAGTATGGTGCAGGATGCCGCCCAACGCGAAGCCATCCAGCGTCTCTGGTGGCAGTGGGTGGAAGAGGCCGATGCGGCAGAGCTTACCGACTTTTATGGACTGCAGGCGCTCGCATGCCGCGCCATGATCGAAGGCGGCGAGGCAATCGTGCGACTGCGCTGGCGGCGTCCAGAGGATGGCTTGCCGGTGGCGCTTCAGATTCAGGTGCTGGAGGCCGAGCACTTGCCGCTGGCGATGAACCGCGAGCTTGCCAATGGCAACGTAATCCGCGCAGGCATCGAGTTCGACCGGATCGGGCGGCGCGTGGCTTATCACCTTTACCGCTCCCATCCGGGCGATGGCGGCCTCGCCCCTATGTCAGGCGCTGGCGGAATGGAAACAGTGCGCGTTCCAGCGGATGAGGTGATCCACTTGTTCCGTCCGCTGCGACCTGGCCAGATTCGCGGTGAACCGTGGCTCGCGCGGGCGCTGGTGAAGCTGCACGAGCTCGACCAGTACGACGACGCCGAGTTGGTGCGCAAGAAAACCGCGGCGATGTTTGCAGGCTTTATTACACGTCTTTCGCCCGATGACAATCTCGTCGGCGAGGGGGTTGCCGACGACAATGGTGGGGCGCTCGCCGGGCTGGAACCCGGCACCTTGCAAATATTGGAGCCAGGCGAGGATATAAAGTTTTCGTCTCCGGCAGATGTCGGCAATTCCTATGCTGAATTTATGCGCCAGCAGTTCCGCGCGGTGGCCGCTGCGATGGGCGTAACCTACGAAATGCTAACCGGCGATCTCACCCAGGTGAACTACTCGAGCATCCGCGCGGGGCTGTTGGAGTTTCGCCGCCGCTGCGAGGCCATCCAGCACGGGGTGATCGTGCATCAGCTTTGTCGACCGATATGGCGCGCATGGATGGATCAGGCGGTGCTCGAAGGCGCGCTTACGCTGCCAGGCTACAGTCTCCGTCGACGCGATTATCAGTCCGTAAAGTGGATTCCGCAGGGCTGGCAGTGGGTCGATCCGCAGAAGGAGTTTGACGCCATGAAGCTCGCCATTCGTGCCGGGATCATGAGCCGTTCGGAGGCGATCTCGGCCTACGGGTACGACGCAGAGGACGTGGATCGGGAGATTGCGGCGGACAACGCCCGCGCGGATGCACTTGGCTTGGTATTCGATTCCGATCCGCGCCATGATAAAATGCCGCCCAGTCCAATGCCGCCAGAAGCAGAATCAGAGGAGTGACCATGCTGCCACATCTTGCCTCGCGCATCTTCGGGACGCCGCTGCTAATTCAGCGCGCGAAGCTCGACGTGATCCTGTCAGTGCTCGGCCCGCGGCTGGGGATCGACGGCCAGATCCATGCCGATGCCAAGGAACTGATGGAAGCAATACCAGCGCCTCGCCAGCAAGTGCAAGGCGCTGCCGGGGTTGCCGTGATTCCTATCTACGGCACGCTTGTGCACCGCACACTTGGGCTTGAGGCCGCCTCTGGGCTAATGAGCTACCAGGAAATCAGCGCGATGCTCGATGCGGCGCTGGCCGATCCAAGCGTCACCGGCATCCTGTTCGATATCGATTCGCCTGGTGGCGAAGCCTCAGGTAGCTTTGAGCTTGCTCGCCGTGTACGTGAAGCCACCGCCGTGAAACCCGTTTGGGCTGTGGCTAACGATGTAGCCTTCTCTGCGGCCTATGCGATCGCCGCAGCCGCGAACCGGGTGATCGTAACCGAAACCGGCGGTGTTGGCTCGATTGGTGTTATTGCACTGCACGTAGATCAGTCGGTGAAGGATGCCAACGACGGTTACCGCTACACCGCGATCACGGCTGGTGCGCACAAAAACGATTTCTCACCCCATGAGCCGCTTTCCGGCACCGCGAGAGACGAACTTCAGGCAGAGGTCAACCGCCTCTACGACATTTTCGTCGGGCACGTGGCGGCCATGCGTGGACTGCAAGAAAAAGTTGTACGTGACACCGAAGCTGCGCTATACTTTGGCCCGAACGCAATATCTGCTGGACTGGCAGATGCAGTTGGCACGCTGGATGCAACGCTTGAAGAGTTTTCAACATACCTCAGCTCCAGAGTCCGAAATGCGCCCACGGCTCGGAGCTTTACACGACCATGGGCGACTCGCTTACAGGAGGACGATACTATGTCTATTGGAGAAATTGAAGAAACCAAAGAAATGATCGACGATCAAGTAGCCGCCTTAGTCGCCGATGCTCGTAGTGAGGTTGCACGGTCGGCTCAGGCAATCGCAGAGATGTGCTTGATCGCAGGCTGCCCAGAGCGCGCCGCAGAGTTCATTGCAGCAGGCAGTACCGAAGCCGAGGTGCGCCGCGCACTGATCGAGGCGCGCGCCGCCCACAGCATGGAGTCGGCAGTGCGCTCGACCCACGCACCCAAGGACTGGGCCGCCAACGGCACCGATCCGGCCGCCTCGCCCGTGGTCGCCGCCGTCAAGAAACTCATCAACAAGGAGTAAACCATGCCCGCTATCACCCAAGCCAAGAACCTTGGCGACCTGCTGAAATACGAAGCGCCGAGTCGCTATTCACGTGACGTCGTTACTGTCGCCGCCGGGCAGAACCTGCTGCTCGGCACCGTGCTCGGCAGAACAGCCGACGGCAAGTTGTATGCATTGAATCCAGCAGCAACCGACGGCACCGAAATCGCCGTTGGTGTGCTCGGCAACGATGTTGATGCGACGCTGATCGATCGGGGCGCGGTCATGATTGCACGTCACGCTATCGTCGCGCGATCCGCGCTGATCTGGCCGTCGGGCATTACGGATGCGCAGAAGGCCGCTGCCGAAGCGCAACTTGCTGCCGCCGGTATTTTGGTGCGTGACGCTGTTTAAGCTATCATTTAACGGAATTGGAGACTAAACATGCAAAATCCGTTCGACAATCCCGGCTTCTCGATGGCGAGTCTCACCGCCGCCATTAATCTTATCCCGAACCGCTACGGGCGGCTGGAGCAGCTCAATGTGTTCCCTGCCAAGCCGGTACGCACCCGGCATATCATCGTTGAGGAGTATGCGGGCAAGCTGACACTCTTGCCAACGAAACCGCTCGGTTCGCCGGGCACTGTTGGCGAGCGCGGCACGCGCAATCTGCGCTCCTTTGTCATTCCACACATCCCGTACGACGACGTCGTACTGCCAGAGGAAGTGCAGGGCATTCGTGCATTCGGCTCCGAAACGGAAATGGAAGCGGTCGCTGGCGTGCTGGCACGGCACTTGGAGGCCATGCGCAATAAGCACGCAATCACCTTGGAGCACCTTCGCATGGGCGCGCTTAAGGGCCAAATCCTCGATGCAGACGGCGCCGTGCTGGTCGACCTCTACGCCGAGTTCGGCATAGCGCCAGAAACCGTGAACTTCGCACTCGGAGACACAGCCACAAAAGTAAAGGCCAAGTGCATGGAGGTTGTGCGTCATATCGAGGATAACCTGATGGGCGAATTCTCGACGGGCGTGCACTGCCTGTGCTCGCCTGAATTTTTCGACGCGCTTACGAATCATCCGAACGTCGAAGAAGCCTATCAGCGGTGGCAGGACGGATTGGCTCTACGAGCGGACATGCGAGCAGGCTTCGTCTTCGGCGGCATTACCTTCGAGGAGTATCGTGGTCAGGCCACCGACGCCAACGGCAACGTGCGCCGCTTCATCGCCGCGGGCGAGGCCCACGCCTTCCCGCTGGGCACGGTCGACACCTTCGCTACCTACTTCGCGCCGGCGGACTTTAATGAAACGGTCAACACGTTAGGACAGCCGCTTTATGCTAAACAGGAACCGCGCAAGTTCGACCGTGGTACCGACCTGCACACTCAAAGCAACCCGCTGCCGATGTGTCATCGGCCGGGCGTGCTGGTTAAGCTGACGATGGCATGATGGTGATGGACGTTGGCGCACTATATGATGCGGCCGCCCGCGCCGGGCTGCTAACACCAGTTAAGTTCGGGGCGCTGACTGTAGATTGCAACTTTCGCGCCCCTGACGAAACGGTGTTGGACGGTCTGGCGCTCTCGCGCGACTACGAGATCGAGTTTCCAACTGTGCGGTTGGCTCTGTCGCCTGGGGACACTGTCGAGATAGCAGGACAGTCTTACCGTGTGCGCGAAGTGCGGCAGGTGCGCGATGGTTCCGAGTCTATTGCTAAGCTTGCGAGAGTGTAATGCAGAGTGTTCGTGAGCGCATTGTACGAGAGGTTGTGGCGCGCTGCGCTGCGGCGGTTGCTCCAGCCGCCGTTCTGCGCCAACCAGTTACGGCCATCCCGCGCGAGCGGACGCCTGCGCTTATTGTCGCCGTCGAATCGGACAATCCGGTTAGGCGATTCAACGATCGCATGGAGCGTGGGCTTGTCGTGCGGCTCGTCGGTCTCGCTCGCGACGATGCGGACGGCTACACGGTGGCAGATGACCTGATCTGCCGGGCGCATGCGGCATTGTTCGCTGACGTGACGCTAGGCAGCATTGCGCTCGGCATCCAGGAGGCAGATACAGATTGGCAGGCCGAGGACGCAGACATCGAGGCTATCGCTATCCCTGCGTCGTATCGCATAACCTACCGCACTATCGCATCCGACATCTCTAAAGGAGGTTGACATGCCTAAGATAAAACTAAATGTCACCCACACCCATGCAGGGGTGGTATATCCCGCCGGACACGTCATCGACGTGAATGCACACACCGCCCGCTGGATAATCAATAAGGGTGTTGGTAAAATAGTCGACGATTCGCAAGCCGTGCAAGAGACCGACGCAGGAACTGCGGATATCCGTGAAACCAAATCAAAGCGTAAACCAAAGGAGTAACTAATTATGGCTTACTTTTCAGGACAGGGGCGCGTATACATCGGTGCGCGCGACAGCGACGGCTACCCGCAGGGGCTAACATACGTTGGCAACGTGCCCGAACTCAAGTTGTCGCTCTCGGTGGAAACACTGGAGCATAAAGAAAGCACGAGCGGCCAGCGTTTGACCGACCTGCAGATCATCACCGCCAAGAAGGGCGAGTTCGGCTGCGCCCTCGAGGACTTCGTTGCCGCCAACCTAGAGCTAGCGCTTTACGGCACTACCACCTCCACCACAAGCGGCACCGTCACCGAAGAGACGCTGCCAAATCCGGTGACCGTGGGCAGCCTATACCTGCTAGCGCACCAGAACGTCTCATCCGTGGTGGTGAAGGACTCCAGTGCCACACCAAAAACTCTGCCCGCCACGCAGTACACGGTGAACGCCAAGCACGGTTCCATCGTCATCAACGACAAGACAACCGGCGGCCCCTACACCGAGCCATTAAAAGTGGACTACAGCTATGGCGAATCAAGCGCGGTGGCCATGTTTAAGTCGCAGCTGCCAGAGCGCTGGGTGCGCTTCGAGGGGCTAAACACTGCCGACGGTAATCGCGAGGTGGTGATCGACCTTTATCGTGTGGCGATTAATCCGACAAGAGAGCTATCGATGATTACGGACGATATCATGAGGTTCGAGCTCTCCGGACAGGTGCTGGCCGATACACTCAAGCCCGCCGACGGCGACCTTGGCCAGTTCGGACGAATCGTGCTGCTGTGAGGTAAGCGATGAGCGAGTTTGATGTCTTTCCGCCCACCCCGGTCATGATTGAGGTCGGCGACGAATCACTTGAGATCACTCCAATCCGTGTCGGCGAGTTGTCCGCGCTGATCAAAGCCGTGCGCCCGTTTATTGAGCGACTAACCGCGGACACTGACTGGATAGCACTGCTGGCCGACCACAACGATGCGTTGCTAGAGGCGATAGCAATCGCATCTCGCCGCCAGAAAGATTGGGTCTCGCGACTAACAATCGACGATGCCGTTCGACTGGCGACCGTCCTGTTCGAGGTGAACGCGGATTTTTTCACGCGACAGGTGTCGCCAGCGATTCAACGGGCCGCGGCTCGGATCAACGAGCAGGTGAGCGGAGAATCAGCTGGTCGCGAGCAATCCAGCGGTTAATTCGCTCCGGGCATAGGCTGCAGGATATCCTAGGCTACACCCTTGCTCAGGTGAATGCGTTCCTGGAAGCCGAGTCGCGTGAAGAGATGGAACGATTGAGCTTGCTGCTTGCTGTTATATCAGTCGGCAGTCAGGGAGATAAACTATCAATCGAGATGCTGCAGCGGGAGCTCGGGCGTGAAGATTAGTCTGACTGCATCAGGGCTGCTCGATCCGAAGCGGCTCGACGGTTGGTTGCCGGAGAAGCGGCGCGCGATCCACAAGGCGATTGCGGCCGGTATGAAAACCGCTGGCAGGGAAATCGCTGAGGTGGCTCAGTCCAGAATGCGGTCGGCGTTCAAGGTGCGACGCGCTAGCTTCGTTAAGTCGATGCGCCACAAGGTATATGCCGGTCGCCCGGATAAGTTCCCGGCACTGCTCATCGGCTCGCGCATCCCGTGGCTCGGCATCCACGTACATGGCGGCACCATCGGCGGTCGTATGCTAATCCCGTTGCTCCCAGAGCACCAGCGCATCGGTAGAAAGGCGTTCCGTCGCGTCATCGACGGCCTGATGCGCTCAGGCAATGCCTTTTTCATTAAGAAGAACGGCAAGGTGATACTGATGGCCGAGAATATCAAGGAAAACCATGCCGAATTGCGCCGCTTCAAGCGGGCCGAGCGAGCTCGCACTGGCGTGAAGCAGATCAAGCGCGGCCAGGAGATTCCCATCGCCGTGCTCGTGCGACGCGTGAGCTTGAGAAAACGGTTCGACCTCGACAGCACGGTGCGAGGCGAGCTTCCCCGCCTGACGGCGGCCATCAGTAAAGAAATGTCGAAGGTTTGAACGTGGTCAGTAACCGCGCCCAGATCCTCATCACCGCCGTCGATGAGACGCGACGGGCCTTCCAGTCCGTACAGGGGAATCTCGCCCGCCTGCGCGACGAAGCCGACAAGGTCGGCCAGGTGCTCTCCAGCATCGGTGGTGCGATCGGCATCGGGCTGGGGGTGCGCGAACTGGTCGAGGTCGCCGACCAGTACAAGAACCTGCAGGCGCGCCTCAAGCTCGCGGTCCCCCCGCAAGAGGAGTTCAACCGCGCCGCCGCGGCCCTCTTCGAGATCGCCCAGAAAAACCGCGCGCCACTGGCAGAGACCATCGCTCTCTATGCGCGGCTCGCACCCTCGGTGCAGGCGTTGGGGCGTTCGCAGGCGGACGCGCTGGCAGTTACCGACGCCATCGGGCAGGCCGTGTCGCTCTCCGGCGCATCAAGCGCCGAGGCGGCCGGTGCCCTGCTGCAGCTGGGGCAGGCCTTAGCCTCTGGTCAGCTGCGCGGTGAGGAGTTCAATTCCGTCATCGAGCAGACGCCGCGCCTGGCGCAGGCCATCGCCGACGGCATGGGTGCGCCGCTCGGCTCACTGCGGGCCCTGGCGCAGGAAGGCAAGCTCACCTCAGAGGTCGTGCTCGACGCCTTGCTCAAGGAGCGGACGCGCCTCGCCGAGGAGTACGCGAGCCTCCCAGATACGGTGTCGGGTGCGCTCACCCGCCTCAGGAACGCATTCCAGCGAGCCTTCGGCGAACTCGACGCGAGCTCTGGTCTGACGGCGGGGCTGGCGCAGGCCATCCAGCTCGTCGCCGGGCATCTCGAGCTGCTAATCGACTTGGCCGGTGTCGTGCTGGTTGCCGCGTTCGGGCGGATGGTCGGCGCCTTCGCGACAAGTGTTGCTGCCGCCAGGGCGGAAGCGGCCGCGCGCCTGACCAACCTGCGCGCGCTGGAAGCCGAGGCGCTCGCCCGGGTGCGGCTTGCCGATGCCGCCTTGGCTCAGGCGCGTGCGCAAGGGCTTGCCACCGGCGCGCTGGTCGCGGATGCGGCCAAGGCCAGGCTGCAAGCCGCCGCTGCTTCCCGTGCCGTGGCTCAGGCAGCAGCGTCCATGTCCCTGCTCGGTCGCGCCGCGGGTCTGTTGCGCGGGGCGCTCGCGCTCCTGGGCGGGCCAATCGGCGTCATCGTTACCTCCGCTGGGCTGCTCGCGAGCGCACTATATTCGGCGCGCGACGCCGTGGTCGAGTTCGGCGGCAGAACCGCCTCTATCAAGCAGAACGTCGCCGCCGCATTGGACCTGGTCGTCGATAAGGTCGGCGAAGTCGTGAGCGCCCTGGGGCGACTGGTCGGCGCCAACGATCTCTCATGGGGTCGCGTGCGCACGGCGATGGTCGGCGCGCTGAACACAATCGGCGCGGCCGTCCGCGCTATGGTTAACGGCGTCATCGGCGCGTTCAACGCCGTCGGCAGCGCCGCCGGCATCACGGCCGCATTTCTGGTCGAGCGCTTTCGTAGCGCCTTTTCAGACATCGGAGCGCTGGCGAAGGCCTTTGGCCAGGACGTGGCAGCGGCCTTCAGCGGCGACTTTTCGATGCAGGCGCTGCGCGCAGCACTCGGTCGCCAGATCGGCGAGGTGCGGGATTTCGGGAAGGAGTTGGCTGGAGCCGTGCGCGACGCCGTCACGCGCGACTACGTCGGGGAGGCCGCACAAGCCATCGCCCGGCGCATCCGTCCCGAGCAAACCCAGTCGGGTGTCTTCGGTCGTCCGCAGCCGCAGGTCTTGTCCGCCACCGACAAGGCAGGCGAAGCAGCGAAGCTCGCCCTCGTGCAGGCCCAGGCAGAGGCCGAGGCCGAATTCAAGATCCTCAAGGACGCGTTGGCCCGTCAGTCGCGGGCGCTGGATGCCGCGCTCGAAGACCGGCTCATCTCAATCCGAGACTATTACGCTAAGAAGACAGCCATCGAGCAACAGGAGATCGATGCCGAGATCGCACGCCAGCAGGCGTTGCTAGCCGAACAACGCCGCCTGCAATCAGATCCACGAGCATCAGAATCCGAGCGTATCCGCGCCAAGGGCGAGGTGGCGAAAATCGAGGCTGAGCTTATAATCCTCAATAACAAACGTGCCGATGTCGAGCAAGCCAACGCGCGCAAGGCAGCAGCCGCCGAGCGCGAACTGGCCGACGCGCTTGCTCAAGCGCGGGAGGAGCTGGCACAGATCACTGGCACGGCTACGGCTGAAGACCGGCGCGCCGCAATCGAGCGCAGCTACCGTGATCTCAGGGCTCGGCTCGCAGCACAGGGCGACACGGCAGGCGTGTCGCTGGTGGACAAGTTGATCGACGTCAAGGCTGCACAGGCCAACCTGGAGGCGCTGGAGTCGCAATGGCGGCTCGTAACCGAGCGTATGCGCAACGCGCAGGAGGCTATCCGTATACAGCAGGAGGCAGGGCTGCTGACGGAAGCCCAAGCGCGGCAGCAGATCGTCGCATTGCAGCAGCAGTCCTCCGCCGAGATGGAGCGGCTTCTGCCGGCGATGCAGCAGGCCGCCGAGGCCATCGGGCCGGATGCGGTGATTCGCGTGCAGGCGTGGCGCAATGAGCTGGATCGCACCAAGCTCACCGTTGATGAAATGGCCCCGCTGTGGAATCGCATCGGCGAGGGCTTCGGCACCGCCTTGCAGGGCATGATCACCGGTGCGCAGACGCTGCGCGAGGGTCTCGCCTCCATAGTCCGCTCGATCTCGGACGCCTTCTTGCAGTACCTGGTCGTCCAGCCCTTCCAGCAGTGGGTGGCGATGCAGGCGAGGATGCTCGCCATGAAGCTGGGCTTCATCCAGCAGGAAGCCGCCATCGAGCAGGCGGCGGCCGTCCAGTCTGTGGCCACCAAGCAGGCCGAGACGGTGGCCAAGGTCAGCGCCAACGCCGCCGTGGCGGGCTCGGGCGCGGCCGCCTCGCAGGCGTCGATTCCGGTCGTGGGCCCGACGCTGGCGATGGCGGCGATGGCGGCGATGGTGGCCGCCGTCATGGCGCTGCTGGGCAACATCAAGAAGTTCGCCTCTGGAGGCTACGTGTCGGGCCCCGGCACCTCGACCTCGGATTCGATCCCGGCGCGGCTGTCGGCCGGCGAATACGTGGTGCGTGCCGCTGCCGTCAAGCGCGTGGGCGTGGCATTTCTGGACGCCATCAACGGCCTGAAGGCCCCGCCCGGCTGGGACGGCCAGCGCCTGGCCTTCGCGGCGGGTGGCTTGGTGCCCCAGGTCCAGGTGCAGTCGTCGCAGCCAGCACCGCCGCAAGTCGTCGTGCACAACCATTTCACCGTGCAAGGCCCCGTCAGCAAGCAGTCCGAGTACCAAATCTCGGCCGCGGCCGCGCTCGGCGTCGCGCGCGCTATGAGGAGGATGGCATGACACCGTTTGCCGAGACACGGCTCGAGCTGGGCATCGACTACGGCGCGATTGGCGGCCCGACCTTTTCGACCACGATTGTGGCGACCGGCTCCGGCTACGAGTACGCCAATGTCAACTGGCACACCGAGCGCGGTAGATGGGAGATCGGCGAGCGCATCGTGCGCAAATCGGAGCACGACTATCTGCTGGCCTTCTTCCGCGCCCGCCGTGGGATGGCGCAGCAGTTCCGGTTCAAGGATTGGGCGGATTACGTGTGCACGCACACCGTATCGGCCAGCGGCGGCGCGCAAAGCCTGGGGATACTCAAGCGCATCGACACCACCAACACCTACCAAATCGTCAAGCGCTACCAGCATGCCGGCGAAACCTACGACCGCCCAATCGTCAAGCCCGTCGTCGGGACCGTGCGCGTCTATCGTGGCGGCGTAGAGATTGCCGGGTATAGCGTCGATTACACGACCGGCATCGTGTCGTTCGGCGAACCACAAGGCGATGACTTGATGACCGTCTCTTGCGAGTTCGATGTGCCTGCGCGGTTCGATACCGACCAGTTCCGATCCACCTTCGAGGCCTACGACAAAGCAAGCGGCGAGGCGCTGTTCACGCTGCAATCGTTGCCAGTGGTGGAGGTGCGCGTATGAAGACCATCAACCCGGAGCTGCTGAACCAGCTCAACAGTCCCGTCTCCACCCTGACGCACTGCGCGCTCATCACCCGTGCTGACGGCGTCAAGATCGGTTTCACCGACCATATCGACGGTTTCTGGATCGACGGGGTGTACTACACCCCACAGATCGGATCGGACACCAGCGCGCTGGAGTCGTCGTCTCGCCTGTCGGTGGACAACCTGAGCATCACCGGCATCCTGTCATCCGACGCGATCACCAAGGACGACCTGCTCAAGGGGCGCTATGACCGCGCCGTGCTGGACGTCTTCCTGATCGACTACACGAATCCGCCCGATGAGGTCGTGCCCGGCAAGGTGATCATGCTCAAGACGTTCGTCTTTGGCGAGGTCACGATCCGCGACGAGGTGTTCGTCGTCGAGTGCCGATCGCTCGTCGATCTGCTGTCCACGGCCATCGGCGAGACGACATCCGCCATTTGCCGCGCGAAGTTTGGCGACGCGCGGTGCAAAAAAGACCTGGCGGCCTATACGCACTCGGTCACGGTGACGGGGGCGAGCGGGCGCAGCGTCACGCTGAGTGCGGCCTTCCCCGACGGCTACCTCACGCACGGACGTGCGACCTTCCATACCGGCGCGAATGCCGGTGTGACGGTGGACATTGCCAGGCAGGTCGGCAGCACGATTCACCTACATGCGCCAACGCCATACGCCGTGGCCGCTGGAGACCAGGTGACGGTCGTGGCGGGCTGCGACAAGACGCTTGCGGCCTGCGCCTCTTTTGGCAACGTCGTCAACTTTCGCGGCGAGCCGCATGTGCCTGGAGCGGACAAGTGGAAGTCCGGCTATATCGAGAGCGTCTAGTCGAAGAGGCGCGCCGATGGATTGGCACGCCGTTCGCGCATCGCGGCCGCGTGCTGGGCCGCGGCGTGGACTGCATCGGCCTGGTGATCGAGGTGTTTCGCCGTGCGGTCGGTGCCGAGGTCCATGACGTGCTGGACTATGACATCCGCCCGCAGGCCGGGCTGCTCGAAACCGGGCTCGACCGCTACTGCGTCCGGGTGCAGCAGGCCGAGCCGGGCGACATCGCGCTCTTTCACATCGTCACTCATCCGCAGCATGTGGCGATCATCAGCGACTTGCCGCACGGCCTGGGCATGATCCACAGCTACTGGCCCATGGGTCGGGTCATCGAGCACGATTACGCGCCGCAGTGGCAGCGGCGCACCGTGGCTATCTACAGGTACGCACCATGGCAACAGTAGCACTGGCGTACGTCGGCGCGAGCATCGGCGCAAGCATTGGCGGCACGATTCTGGGGATATCGGCGGCCACCATAGGCGGCACGATCGGCTTGATGGTCGGCTCCTACATCGATAGCGCCTATCTGTTCCCGGCGCTGGTTGGTGGTGGTGTGGCAAGCTCATCGACCACCGTGTACGGCCCGAGACTGGGGCAGACCAATCTCGTGCCAATCACCGAATACGGGGTATCGATTCCGAGGGTGTACGGCACGGCTAGGGTGCCAGGTCAGCTCATCTGGGCGTCCCAAGTGCGCGAGCGCGTCACGGAGAGCATCGGTACCAGCACTACCAAGGTCAAACAGGGCAAGAGCAGTTCGACCGTCACGTCGGAAATACGCCGCGTGGACTACAAGTATTACGCCGACTTTGCCGTGCTGCTGTGCCAAGGCCCGATCGAAGAGGTCGGCGCCATTTACCTGGCAGGCAAACTGGCTACGCCGGAATTCGTCAGCGAACACGTCAAGGTTTACCTTGGCACGGAAAGCCAGACACCAGACACGGACATCCAGGCCGATGTAGGTGCAGCGCTCGCACCGGCCTACCGAGGGCGGGCCTATCTGGTGTTCGTTGACGTGCCGCTCGAACTCTTCGGCAACCGCATACCCGAGGTCAGCGCCGTCGTCAGGGCGGAGCCGTCCACCCTGAGCGCCGTCGTCGACGATGTGATGCGCGCCGCCGGGATGCCGTCAAGCCGCGTTCATGTGGACCCCTTGCCCGATGTTGGTATGCTGGGCTATCTCGTCAACGTATCCGCGGCGCGCGCCACCATCGAAGAACTCCAGCGTGTCGCCTATTTCACCGTGAGCGAGACCGATGGCGCGATCAAGGTCCGCCAAGGGGCATTCGACTGATGGCCAGCATCGCCTTATCTGCCGTCTTCTCGACTGCTGCCGCGTCGCTGTTCCAGACCGGGACGGTGGCCGCGCCCATCGCTGGCATGGTGGGGCGGCTCGTCGGCTATAGCCTTGGCAGCATGATTGACGCCCATGTCATGCGCGCCTTGACGAGTCGAGACACGCGCGCGCCGTTGCGGGCCACCGACCGGCGCGCCGCCGATCAAGTGCCGGTCGTCCCGCTGTCCGAGTACGGCGCGCCCATACCGATCGTGTACGGGCTCGCGCGTGTCGCGGGGCAATTGCTGTGGATGAGCGAGTTTCGCCCCGTCACCATCGATGTGCCGCAGGAATTGGACATCGTGGGCGACCAGACGGAGACGATCATTCAGACCGAGCAGGTCGAGGCGCACGCAGTCGATTTTGCCGTCCTGATCTGCGAAGGAGAGATTGCAGGGGTGAGCCGCATCTGGCTGGGTGGCAAGCTCGCCTACGACCGCCGGCGCTGGAGCAAGCCCGCGATCGGCTACACCTCACAGCAGCTTCATGTCGAGATTTATCTCGGCACGGAGGATCAGATGCCAAGCCCTACGATACAAGCGCATCTGGGAGCGGCACAAACGCCCGCCTACCGAGGGCGGGCCTATCTGGTGTTCAAGGACATCATCGTCCAAAAATACGAAACGTGGACGGTGCCGGATGTCGAGGTCGAGGTCATCTCGCGCGGCCACCAGATCGTCAATACCTACCCGCACCCACGGCAGCGCTATGAGGCTGACATACCGCCTCCACCGCCACTACCCGACGGCGAGACCTACGATTTTTTTGTCCACTATCAAACGCCGGGTCAAGCGCCCGAGTGGCGAATCAACGACGTGGGCAATGAGCCGCCCGTCAGTCACTGGGCCAACCCGGTGCCAGTCAAGCTGTACGAGATTTTGGGCGACCTGTCTCGCCGCGGCGGGCTCCCGCTGGACCGATTGGACATGACCGAGATGACGGATGAGGTCATCGGCTATCTCGTCTCTCAACCCAAACCGGCGTCCTCCGTCATCGCCGACATCATGAGCGCGTCCGCCTTCGTGGTGCAAGAGCGCGACGGCAAACTCGCCTTCCTGCGACTTCCCCAGCCGCTGCGCCTGCGGTTGCATGAGCAAACATGCGCCATCTCGGAGCGCGGCATCGTCGTCAACTCCATGCATGACATCCTGGGGCGCGACGGCTATTTTTCCTCGTCGAGTGGCACGAGCGAGGGGCAGTTCACCGCGATCCACGCCTGCTGCCTTGCCTATGAGGTCACGGGCGCACAGACATGGCGCGATCGAGCCGATCTGCTGGCCAGCGCCCTAGAGCCGATCTACTACGGCCGGCCGGTGCCGGACAGCCCGGAGCTCTGGATTCCGCATTGGCTCGTCAATGCCAAACGCCCGATCCAGCTTGAAAGCCATCAAGACTACTACAAGCTGCGCGTGGTGGACGCGGGCGGGCACCTGGAAGGCTTCATTCCCGATGGGCCAGGGCATTACGGCGAGCGCGTCAAACGCATCGACCAGGCATACCGCAGCACCATGGCCAAGGTGTGGGAATACATCGCCGGAGCGCCCATCAACATGAGCTATCTGGCGGCGATCCGGCGTGCATGGTACTGGACTGTTTACGACAACGTCGCGGCGCTCCAATCGGTTGAGTACATGGTCAACGAGCCGACGCTGCAAGGCTGGACCTACGACGTGATCGGCACCGAATACGTGCCTGGGCATGGGCTGCGGGTGATGCTATCAAAGCCGCCCGGATACGATCCCGAGATCGACCGGTATGTGGTGCTTGCCTACACCCTCACGGAGGTCGGCCCGTGGCTCGAGGTGGGCGGGCGCTACGAGGCATGGCCGCACTGGCGCGAGACGGCCGAGGGCGAGGTGGACTGCGCCGTGGACTCCCTGTATTGGGCCGACGACGCATACGAAAGCCTGTACGCCATCACGGCTGATCCGAAGTGGGCCAAGGCGCGGGCCGCCAACGCCCATTCGCTCGTCGTCACGCACGCAGTGGACGACGGCCGCAACTGGATACGGCCGCACATCTCCGACAGCGCGTTTTCGCTGGACGGCACGTTCGCAAACTCCGATCGCCAGGGCGTCGATTTGAGCAGCTTTCTGCGCGACAGCGACGGCAACGTCACTGTCTATATCCCCGGGCGAGCAGGCGAGGTGCAGTTCGGCCGCGGCATTCTGGATCGCTGGCGCAACGACAGCGACACGGTGCGGGTCGAAATTGGCGCAAGCGCCCCCGTCGAGGTCTATGTCTGGCTCGACACGGCGCCGACATACTCGCCAAGCACGCGGTACTACGCCCTGGTCTCTTTGGCTGGTACGGGGGTGCAAACCTTCGACCTGGAAAGAGGGGACTTCTTCCTCCGAGACCAAGTGACCGGCCCGGCGCTCGACCACAACCCGGACCTCTATGCGGTGGGGGTCTCGGTCTTTCAAGAGGTCGAGTGCACGCTCACGATTCGGCGCATCAGGCCCTATCCCGAGGTGCCGATCGAGTACCCGCACGCACCGCCCTATACCGCAAACATGCTGCGCGACACACTCATCGATTGGCGTGGGTCCCCCGGTGCCGGCTATACATACCCGCACGTCTGGCAAAAGCTCGGCGACCACGGGCGAGCGCAAGCCCAAGCCCAGTTTTTGCGCGACGCTCAGCTCGAGTATCAAGCGCGGCTGGGCGACCTGGGGCCATTCATCCACGCCTACTACCGCGACCGCCCGGAAGAAGTCGAGTACGGACCGGCCAACACCTGGGGTTTCAACTGGGTCGACCCGAACTCCCAGTGGGGCGGCTACCAATACCGCGCGTTGCAGTCGGCCGCCCACTACCTGTGGCTGAGCGGCAGCCCTGTGGCGCGTCAGATCGTGGCCGACTACCTTGGCTGGCTCAACCGTGAATGGACCAGCCACGCGCTGTTCCCGCCGACGGACTTCCCCGCAGCAATACCGAGCTGGCAGCCCGCGACGCGCTACAAGACCGGCTCCTACAACGCCGCAATCGACTTCGTGCGTCCATCGGCTGGCAAAAACGGCTTCGTCTACCGTTGCCTACGCAACGGCGTGTCCGGCACGACGGAGCCCGCCTGGCCGCTCACCTTGGGGGCCACGGTGATCGACGGCGACATCGAGTGGCGGTGCGACGGCTACCACTACGCAGCGGCGGCCTACGGCAACTACCACGAGCCGCACATGGTCGCGCTTTTCATGCGCGCGGCGCTCTACGCAGACCTGGCGGACGACAGCCTGCGCCATCTCACGCGCCCGCTGCTTGCTCGTGGTTACGCCTATCTCGATGCCAGATACGTCACGTCTGGTCAAATGGAGGGTAGCTGGTCTGCTCGCCCCGATGAGACCGAGTGGTGGATATTCTGGCACGCCGAGATCATCATCACGCTTGCTGAACTGCTAAAATACGGCAGCGCCATCATCGCCGCCCTTGGCATGGACGCGGCCAAGATTCGATCCTGGATCGACGGCAGCGACCTCTTTTTGAGCAGGTGGACCCGACATGCTTGACCATGACCTTGCAGCCCGGCCCTACGGCGAGCAAGCGCCGCCGCGCATCACGCGCGTCGTGCGCAGCCAGACGGAGACGCCATCGCGCCTGTTTCTGCGCTTCATCGACCGCGACCTTGGACACGCCCCCAATGTCGTGATCGCGCAGGTCCAGGGCGAAGAGCCGAAAGACGTGCACGTCAATGTCAACATGGTCACGACGCGCGACCAGGCCAAGACACTGGCGGACCGGCTGCTCTACCTCGAGCGGCTCGGCCGGGTGAAGTACACCGTGTTCCTGCCTCGTCCCTATCTGCAATATGACCCCGGCGATGTTTTGATGCTCGACATCGACGGCAGCGCGCGCACCTACATCATCACGGACATGTCCTACGACCCGCGCGGCGTCGTGAAGATGGTGCTGTCCGAGCACGACCCGGAGATTTTCAGCTACTCGGCGGTGTACACACCGAGCCCGCCGCGCACCGTTAACGTCGTGGTCGTCCCGGAGACGACCTTCTACGTGCTCGACTGCCCACTCGTGAGCGCTTATCACGGCGGATTAGACGGCTACGTGCTGGCCGTCAAGAAGGCGGGCTGGAGCGGCGCAGAGTACTACCGGTCGTTCGATGAGGGGGCGACCTATGAGGCGATACTGACGAGCAGTGCCGGTGGGTTCGTCGGCACGGTGTATCAGCCGCTCGAAGCGGCAGACCCCGCCGTCATGGACTGGGCGCACACCATCAGGGTGTATCCAGTGAGCGACTGCACGGCGACGCTCGAATCCACAACCAGCCTGGCGCTGTTCAACGGCGCCAACACGGCGCTGCTGGGCGGCGAGATGATTCGCTTCCTCAACGCTCACCTACAGCCCGACGGCTCGTATATCCTCTCGGGCCTTCAGCGCGGCGTCCGAGGTACCGAGCACGCCATCGGTACGCACGGCAGTACGGAGACGTTCTACATGCTATCCAACGCCGTACCCGCTACCGTATCTACGTCACTGGGGCGCACCGTGATGGTCAAAGCGCTCAGCCTGCGCAGCACCGCAACGCTCGGCTCGGTCACCGGACAGTACTACACGCCGACAGGCAATAGCCTACGGCCGTTCTCGCCTGTGCACCTGCGCGGCGAGAGAAACGCCGCTGGCGACCTCACGATCCGCTGGCGCAGGCGTAGTCGCAAGGCTCTCGACTGGCGCGGTGTGTCAGAAATACCGCTGGGAGAGGCCGAGGAGAGATACATGGTCCATGTGCTCGACGCCACCGGGGCGATACGGCGCACCATAACGGTGTCCAGCCCTGAGGCGATCTACACCGCAGCCGAGCAGGTAGCCGACTTCGGAAGTACGCAGCCATCCGTGCGCGTCGCCGTCTACCAGGTCAGTGCGGTCGTTGGCATCGGCCACCCTGCGCATGCCATCCTGTGATCTTGAAAGGAGTCAACCATGGCAAGCGAACGATTGGGATTGACGGACCTCTACGCCTCGCAAGCCGAGGCATACGTGGTCATCAACGAAAACAACCGGCAGATCGAGGCTATGATAGGCGGCGTTTCCGGGATCGCCGCATCGCCTCCTGCCTCACCCCAGCCGGGGGCCGTCTATATCGTTGCATCCGCTCCGAGCGGCGATTTTGTCGGCAAGGCAAACCAACTGGCGCACTACTACAACGGCTCGTGGCACTTCTACACCCCGCCAGTCGGCCATGCCGTCTACAACAACGCCGACGGCAACGAATACCAATGGAACGGCGCGGCGTGGGTGCTCAAAACGACAGGTGGCGCGGCCGGCAAGACCTACAAGAACATCGCCTCGGCGGACTGGGTTTTGACCGACACTGAGGCGAGCTGCGCGATTTTGCAGCTCGACGGCGAGCTGACGGCTGCCAGGCAAGTCATCGTCCCAGCGGAACCGCGCGTATGGATCGTTGACGACTTCACCAGCGGCAACTACCCGGTAACCATCAAGACCGCATCGGGCAGTGGTGTAACGCTCGCCCGCCGTGGACGCCGCACGATCGTCTACTGCGACGGCACCAACGTCAACGCCGCCGTCACTCACTTTCCATGGGCAATCGACGGATTCAGCTTCGAGGACGGCGGCGACCTCACGCTCGGCACCACGCAGGGCACGCGCATCGGCACATCGCCCTCCCAAAAGCTCGGCTTCTTCAATGCCGATCCTATCAGCCAGCCAGCATCCGCGGACCAGCAGGCCGTCACACAAACCGCTGGCGAAACCTACACCACGAACGAGCGCGACATGCTCAACGACCTCAAGCGTCTTGTAAACGCCATGCGGGCTGATCTCGTCGCACTCGGCCTCATCAAGGGATCGCCGTGATGGTAGGCGGGACGTGGGAATACTACGTTCCAAAGGTAGGCTGGATGGCGTACATCGAGGACGAGCAGGCACTGTCTGTCTATAAGCCCGCTGG